AAAAATATTCCACGCCAAACGCATGGTTTTCCCGACAGCAGAGCCAGTCGCTTTCGCCATGAAGGAAACGCAATACGACTTGCTTGCGACCCAACCCTCTGGCATGGCTGTTGCTTTTATGGCTTGGACACCGATACTGTTAGAGGCGGCTGGATAGGTAATCCTCGCGGCATTGTAGCCGTAGTATCCTCCGGTAACAATCGACAAGACTGCACCATTGGCTCCATTGTTGTATACAGCGAAGCCTGAATCGCTCTTTGCGAAGTTGCCATTACGAATCAGGTTTTCGCCGCCTATGATGGTGGTTCCGTTGGCAATGTTGTTGACGGTCGATTGTGCGGCTTCAGCGAGGGTTTTAGCTTTGGCCGCTATCGCGTTGAGAAGTGCCGTCCTGGCGTCGTAGTATGACTTCCATGTCGAACGAAAAACAGTTCCCGTTATATCAGTCGTCGTCCCAAGGTTGGCATCAGCTATCCGTGACGGGACGGCTCCGCCGGGAGCCCATGCCGTTCCGGCATTGAGGTACGTTCCAAGTGCATCATAGGCATTGGTGTAAGCTGTTCGCTCGGTCGTGATGCCGAACACACCAGCTTGAGCATCGTTCGCCGTGTACTCTGTCGGAAGGACATCCCACTCTTTGCGGGTGAGTTGTTTCTCATCAGGGGTCAGTTTTGCGTCAGAAGCAATGTTGGCTAGAAGAGCATTTGCATCATTAGCGCCTTGCTGTGCGGCAACTGCCTTTCCGTCTGCGGCGGCCGCATTGGCGATCGCCGCAGTTGCGTCGGACTGGGCTTGCGCGGCGGCTCCGAGTGCATCGGCTGCATCGGCAACAGCATCGTTCGCTGTGCCTTGAGCCGCCGTGATAGAGCCTGCAACCTCAGCACTAAGCGCGGCCTGATTGATTGCGCCCATGACGAGATCGTAAGCGCTCGTCGCCTTGGCGAGGGCCGGTATCGCTGATGACCAGGATGACGCACGCTTGCCGTCCGTCGTCCGGTACAGATGGTTGGTACCATCGTCGGCAGCCTGTGGCACATCCACGACGGTGCGGACGCGGTACTGGTACGGCGTATCTGACGGGACAGAGCCTTGGCCAGACAGCGGCAGCGTCTGGGTCCATTGGTCGCTGGCCAGGGCCGCTGCAGCGCCCGCGCTGCCAGAGTAGTAATTCAGCTCAGAGGCATACACATCAAGCCCGGAGGCTGGTGCATACCAGCCGGTTGTTCCTCCAGGTGGCGCGACTGTGCGCATGACCTGAATCTCGAACCGGAGCCGACTGTAGGCCCCTCCGGCCTCTGCGAAGGTAAGCGAGGCGACGCGCATGGCCGTCCTTGAAACGCCAGACGGCGCTGCTGGAGCCCAGGACTTGTATGCTGACGTGTCGACGGAGACGACGGCCCAACTGATCGACATGAGGCCGGCTGCGTTGACAGCCTTGATCCTGAAGCGGTAGCTCGAAAGCGGTGCCCAGCCAAGATTGGCCGCGGGCTCGGGGTATCCGTCGGAGCTGCGGTTGAATGGCCACAGATGCTGCGAGCCCTGGATCCTGGCCATGCCGTCGGGAGCGCCCGCGATGTCATAGTAGTGGACGCCGCCGTCGACTGACCTCTGGATGACGTAGCCGGTCGCCGTGCCGGCCGGGGAGCTGCCCTGGGGCGGGTTCCAGTCGACGAGGATCTGGTCCTGGAAGGCCTTGGCCGAGACTCCGGTGACGTCCCCAGGGTTGTCGTAAATGTCGGTCCCGGGCACGAAGTCGCCGGCATTGAGGGCCTTGGCCACGCCGACCGCGAATGACCGCGTGGCACCGCCCTCGAGGTTCACCGTGACGTTGACGGTTCCGCGGGCATACGGCATTGCCGATATATAGAATGACGAAATGGTTTTAACGACCGTAAGGTCAAGGGATCCGACCGAGAAGGAGAACTGGCCGTCCAGGGGAGAGCCGGCGACGGGGTCGAGCTTCGACTGCCCCTTGTAGGCGGATAGCTCGACCGTTGCGGCGCCGCCGGGCCCGAGCTCGCCTGCGACCGGGTTGCCGTCAATATCGACCAGGATTGCAATGGATCCGAGGGAGCTGTAGACCGTGTACGCCCCAGGCTCGGCTACCGCGGTACCAGGAGCAGGGACGGAGACAGAACTGCCGGCCCTGGAGACGCCGAGTATCTCGACATCCCTGAATACGGCGTCCTGGCCACTGGTTCCCATCCTGATGCGGCGCGTTCCCTCTGCCATGAATATCTCCTGTACGTGGTCGAATTATATCATGATTGTGGCCTTCCTAGAAGGGCTTCGAGGTCGCCCAGGATGATTGCGCGGTAGTATTCCTTGAGCGCGCTTACGGGGACGCCGTACAGCATGCCGGATCCTTCGGCGATCTTGAGGAAGTTTTTCCAGAACGCCTCTTCGTCCTCGGCAGTCATCATGCCGCCGAGCCCGCCGAAGAGCTTCTCCATGCCGGGGAATATCTGGCTCGAGCCGCGGAAGCGCCGCTCTCCGGTGACCAGGGCCTCGAGCGCGTCGCCCGCCGGATTGCCGACGAGCGGGATTGCATCCAGGGGCTGGCGGATGGCGCCGGCCAGGAGGATGCGCAGCGAGCGCATCTCGTCGTCATCATCATCGCCGCGGGGCGTGGCCAGGAATGCAATGATGGCGCCAGTGGCCATGTAGCCCGAGATGGTTCCGACGGCCCTGAAGACGTGCCCGTTGGCCATGTCGGCCGGCACGTCGTGGAAGAGCTGGTTATACACAACGTTGAGCGGCCCCTGGAACGCCAGGAGGAACTTTTGCACCTCCGAGCCAGACTTGAAGGCCGGAGAGACGTCCGCCATGCGGCCGGTAGGCTGGGTCTCGATGGTGATGCGGTCGGCCTCCTCGATTGCGCGCTTCTTCATCTCGGCCACGGACAGGCCCTCTTTGCCGGAGAGCTCCGCCAGGGTCTTGTCGTAGATGGCGGTCCAGCCCGTGACGACGGCCCAGATGTCGGCCGCCTCGATCAGGACGCCGGATACGCGGGCGAGCTTCTTCATCTGCTTCGAGGTGCCCTCTGCTTTGGCATATTCCTTGATCGCAGCGAGAGTCGGAGACGCGATGCGGTTGCGGATGAATGGCGAGCTTTCCTTGGCGAACGCGTAGGCCTTCATGAACTCGGCAGGCGAGACGTGCTTCACCATTCTTGAGAGCATGGCCGCCGGGGCGTACGGGAAGTACGGTATCGGTGACGTGATGAGCTGCCGCAGCGCCGTGCTCGAGCGGAGGCCAAGGTATGCCGAGGCCAGGGGGCCGCGCAGGAAGCGGAAGGCCTGCTCGAAGCCCTCGAGTGGTTTCTGGTAGTCGGTGTACGCCTTGGGGTTGGCAGCCTCGTCGACCCATGCGTCGATGTAGTCAAGGAAGCCCTGGCCATGCGTCTGCTTGACGAGGTACCGCAGCTCGCTTGCGGTGCGGTCGTTGTTGATCATCAGCTTCCAGTCCTTGATGAGCTGAGCGTAGGCGATGTAGTGCTCCTGGCGCTGGATGCCGCGCTTGTAGACTCCAAGGGCGTCGAGGGTGATGGGGAGCTGGTTCCGGTCGCCGATCTGGATGCGGCCGACGGTCATGCCTTTCTGGACGCCGCGGCCCAGGCGCGGGGTTCTGGCCAGGAGGTCTTCGCGCATCTGGTCGACGAGCTTGTCCTCGCCGGCGCGGCCGTGGACTTCGTTGGGGAAGTAGACGGCGACCTTGGGTGGCTCGCGGTTCTCATACAGGTAGCAGGCCTCGGAGAGCCTGTCGAACTCGGTGCTGGCATCCTTGATGAGGAACTCGGCCAGCTCGCGCTCCTTGACGGAAAGGGTCTGTGACGCAGTCCTGGCAGCCCTGAGGTTCTTCTCGGCCAGGGCCTCGAGCTGCTGTTCGGGCAGCCCCTTGCGGTCCTTCTCGGTCATCATGTTGCCGAAGACGATCTTGGCCATGGTGGAGTCGTCCTGAAGCCCGATGTACAGGCCGATGGCGTCCATCTTCGAGATGGTCCAGTCGCCGATGGTAACCTGCTCGGCGTAGAGGTCTTCGATCTTGAGGCCGAGCTCCTTGATCTTCTGCTCGATATTGAGCCAGCGGCGGTCGAAGCCGTTGGCTTCTTCGCGGCATGCGCCTCGTTCGCGTTCGACGAAGGTCGTGTACCACCAGCCGCGGCTCTCGCCGTTGTCCAGGATCTTGGTGACCCGGTGGATGGTGGTCAGGGACAGATCCCACTTTTTAAGGAGGCTCTGGTCCTTTTCGATCATGTCGTCGAACTCGGCCGACCCATACATGGGTGCGTCGTGGTATTTGCCCGACTTCGCGAGTGCCTCGGTCAGCATCCTGACGATGTCGTTTCTGGCCTGCCGGCGCTCGGCGTTGCGCTCGGCGAGCCTGATCTGCCCGAGTTCCCGCAGCGCATCGACCCTGGAACGGAGGTCTTCGAGCTCGGCGATGGTCCACTCGTTCAATGGGCGCTTGCGGAGCCGGTCCAGGACGTCCTTGGGGAGGAGCTTGGAAAGGTTGGCGCTCTCGGTGAACATGGCTCGGATGGCGTCGAGGTCGGGGGTGTTCATCTTACGGCGGAAGTGCGGGTCGATCGTGCGCTGGATGGCCTCGATCTGCTTCCGCACTTTCCAGTCGGTGTTCTTGGCGACGGGTGCCAGGATGGCCTTGGCAATGGCGATGGCCTTGTCCCTGGCCGCCTGCCTGGCCTTCGCCTCGGCGATCTTGACCTTCAGGGCGTCGACGGCGGCCCTGGCCGCCTTCTTCGATTCAGCGTAGGCGACGGCCTTCATGGCTGCCCTGGAGGGCAGCGCGTCGAAGCGGGCCTGGGCCTCGGCCTCGAGGGCGGCGATCTTCGCGTCGAGGGCTGCAATGCCAGCGTTGGCAGCCTCGGCCTTGCCGCGGCGGCCCTTGTAGCCGGCGATGGCGCGCGCCTTGCGCAGGTCTGCCCTGAGGGAGGCAAGCTGCTTCCGTTTCTGTACGAGGCGCTTCTCTGCAAGGGAGAACTGTTTCCGCCAGGACTGTATCTCGGCGGCTGACAGCCCCTGGAGCTCGCGGAGATCCTGGATCTCGAGGGCGACGCCCTTGGCCTCGTCGATGGCCATGCCATAGGTGTAGTCGCCTGAGATGTAGCGCGCGGCTGCGGCCGGGTCGTTCATGTCGGCTACCGCCTTGAGAAGCCTGGCCGCGGCCTTCTTCGGAGAGATGGCGGCTTTGACCGGCTTCCAGTCGACTTCCGGGGTAGCCTTGTCCTTTTCCGCCTTGATCTGGGCGAGCATGTCGGGGTCGCCTGAGAGCTTCGCGAAGAGCCTGCGGTACTTCGACGGGGCGGCCTCGATGAGGCGCATGGCCATGTCGAGCTGGGCCATGGTAGGCGTCTGGCCGTCTGCGACCCGGAGGGCCAGGGCCTGGACGGGGTCGGCGCCGCGGGCTGCTTTTTTGTCGGCATACATGACGGCGCCGAACGCCTCGAGGAAGTCCTTGAGGCCCTGGTGTTCGAGTTGCTTCAGGTCGGTGAGGAAGTCGCGGTCGGCTTCCTTCCTGGCTGTCGCCTGGGCCCCCGCTTGTTCACCGGAGACGTCTGCCCGAAGCCACGCCTTGCGGAGTGACGCTTCTCGGTCGTCGGCAGACGTGCCGTCCAGCTCGTGCATGGCGTTGTAGGCTGCGGCGAAATCCTGGTACGAGGAGAAGCCAGAGGCCAGGTCGGCCAGGTCTGACTCGGCGCCGCCAAACAGGATCCGTTCGTCGTCGTGATCCCAGGTGCCCTTGTTTGATACGCTCTTGATCTGGGTCGGGTCGAAAGCCATCCAGGAGTCACGAGCCTCTGGGTGGACCTCGAGGAACTCCTGGTCGCCAACCCGGCTCATGCGCAGGTCGTAGTCAGAGTACTCGTCGTCAGGGAGGGCGGCTTCAGCGGCTGTCTGGGTAATCCCTTCCCGCCGGTTCAGGTACACAATGCCGTCGTATCCGGCTTTCTTCAGCAGGTCGATGACGTAGTCGTCTCCGCCACGGCCATCCCCGTTGAACCGGCGGAGGCCTTCCCGTTCCTGGCGGGTTATAATGCCCATGCCAAGAAGTTCGTCTGCAACCAGGAAGTCGTGCCACCTGCCCCTGTCTTTGAGTCTCAGCGGATTCTGGATTGACAGATATGCCTGGTAGGTGTGAGGCGTGACAGGGGTGTCTTTCAGGTCGGATGCAATCGAGTTTGCCTGCTCGCTGGTGCCGAAATGGATGCCCATGTCTCCACGCCGGAACTCGGTGAACTGGTCTGGAGCCAGCGAGGTATGGTACTGGACGAGCGGCTTGCCATCCTCGTCGACCACTCTGGAATCACCGAACCAACGCTTGAACTCGGGCGAGTCTACAGAGCCGCCGAAGAGCTCGGTATGCTTTTCGTTGTAGCTTACGACGACTGGCTTGCGGTGTGCTCTTGCCGCGGCGTCCTGCCAGCCGCCTCCTGGCAGAAATCGGTCTGCCATGGACGACATTATGAAGTCGGACCCCTTTTTTACCTGAAGTATATCGAGCAGCACGTCTTCTTCGGAACCTCGCGATGTGACAGCCTCATTCATCCACGAGTAGAAGGCGGAAATGTCGTGCGTCACGATTGCCCCGGTGCGTCCTCCGAACATCCTGACTAGGTGCTTCACCCTGGACATCAAAGGGTCGCCCTTTAGATAGGTCCACCCAGTGATGACGTTCTGGTTGTTGAGAATGACGAGGGCTGTCGTCCTGGCATCGGTGAGCACCCCGGCCGCGGCCGTAGCGATGGCTTTCGGAGAGTTCATGGATGAACCGCTGTCGTGGACGTAGGACTCGAGGCCGGCCGGCATATCCTGGACCTGACAGGCAAGCGTTTTGTCGATTATCGAGTACTTGGTATGGTTGGTGATGATGTGTCCGGCGAACACGGGGCCAAGAGTGTCGGCGTACGCCTTGGTGACGTCGATGTCTTGTCTGGACGGCTCCACCCTCGAGCTCGGGTGATTGTGGGCCAGGTAGACCTTGGTAGCTCCGAGCCTTGCCGCACGGTCTTTGACGTTTGCCAGCGTCGCGTCAATGTCTCCGGCTTCCATCACCGAGGTGATGCTGGGGAGCAATGATGATATGGCGGAATGGGCCAGGACCGTGTCGCTGTCGTCGACGTAGAGGATCTGGAATATCTCGGTCCTGGGATTGCGCGAGAGCGCGAACAGGCTCGCCAGGTCGTCCTGGCTCTTTACTACCTGCCCGACGAGGTTGACCCGCTTGATGGGTCTGTAGGGGGTGACGGGGTCTCCGTGGAAGACAGGGGCGCCTGGTCCTGCAAGAATGGCTCGTTGCCCATCACGAGGAGGGCGTCCCATCGTGGCGCCGGATATTGCTTGCTTGACGGCTTTATGGAACTCTTCTTCGCTGCCGTAGGCAAAGGTGGCCTCCTCGATCTCATCTTCAGTCAGAGGGCCGGAGTCGGCCCCGCCAAAGAGCTCTTCGCCTTCACCTGAAGGATAGCCCTGCCCGTTGCTCTTTTCAAGGGCGGCCTGCTGTGCGGCGACACCGTAGCCCCAGTCGTCGATAGAGGGGATCCGGGAGACGTCTTCCGGGTTCATGGTGTTGAAACTGGAGGTATCTCCGGTCCATGCGACGAAGTAGTAGTCGACCTTTCCACCCCAGTCCTTGAACAGCCTGGCGGGGTCGATGGCCGCGGCCTCGAAGCGCCCGGCTGCGACCTCGGCGCCGGCGTACTCGGCCCATATCTCGTCGGACCATCCGAGGCGGGCCACGGGCTGGAACCCGAACCTGGAGTAGTAGTACGGCAGGAACGAGCCGTAGCAGTCCGCGGTCCTGGCGCCGGCCTCGACGACGGTCTTGATGATCTCGGGCATCGCCGTGCTTCCGTCCTGGCGCTTCGAGGCGCAGACGGAGACCATGTCAGCGCCGTCGAGCGCTGCCACCGCGGTGTCGTCGGAGGCCATGAAAAGCCGCATGCCCTTGTAGTCTGCGGCGTCCTTGAGGCTGACCTGGATGCCGACAGGCTGGGCGGAGCGTAGCCTGTCGAGTGTATCATGATAGGCTTGGTGCGCGTGTTCTGGCGCGACCTCGAGCACGACCGTGCCGTCTGGCCGGTCGTGCACTGCGACGACGGATTCTATATCGGGGCTTAGTCCGTGGGCGGCGTTAAACGCCTGGCTGAAATGTAGCCGGCGTCCGCCATCGTCTGCGACACCTTCGGCCCCACCAGCTTGTCCCAGTTCTCCTGGCTGAACTCGTCCTGCTCCGCCGAAGAGCGGGGCATCTGCGCTTCCGGCGGATCCCGGAAGAACGGCGGGATCGACGCTTCGATCTCCCCGTCCGACCCCGGCTCGTACTCGCCCCCGAACCGATGGTCCATGTAGCGTTCCCGAGTAAGAGGTTCCGACCTTTTGAGCATTCCTGCCAGGATCGGATCCGAACCAGTCAGGATTCGCAATTCCTCCCGCGAGAGTACTGGTAAGGTTTCTTGCTTGGTCTGCATCGATGTCTCCCCGCTTGTAAGTATCCCATATTTCGTTCGCCTGCGCAACATTCTTTTTGTTCGCCTTGAACTTGTCGGTGAAGAGTCCGCGGACGGCCTCCCAGGTTATGGACTGCATCTCGCGGGGCAGGATGCCGCGCTCCGCGGCAGCCTCGCGGTAGGCGTCGGCGTAGATCGGATAGAGCCCGGACAGCCCCAGGTTCGCGTTGCCCTTGGGACCGAAGTCGTCGCCCTTGAAGTTGGACCCGAAGTTGTTGGCCACTTCCCGGTCAGAACCTGACAGCGGGCGGATGAGCGCCGCCGCGATGGCGTGCGTGTCGATGGTGACGTGCCCGTTTCGGCTGTTGGGGACCAGGATGTTGTTGTAGAAGTTCCTGACCTTGTGCTCGTTCCCGATTCCTGCGGAGATATTGGCAAGCGCCCCGTCTTCGTAGATGGATATCGCTTTGGCAAGGCACGAGAAGTCGGACCATATCACCCTGGAGGCGTCCCCGTTGGCGTTCCTGGCCAGGCCAACGAAGTCGCCTTCCGGGGAGACGATCTGGTAGTCGGACCCGGAGTGCGACTCGTGCCATAGCCGCAGGAACATGGCCCTGTCTTCGACCAGCTCGATCTGGTCGTACGGCTTGCCCTCGATCCTTGCATAGCTTTCGAGATTGTTGCCGCGGCGGTAGACGTTGGGCTGGCCCTTGGAGTCCGTCTGGTTCGCCAGGCCCGTCATGGCCTGGTCCCAGGCGAATGCCTGGTCTGCGGAGGCGAAGTCGAGTACGCGCTCGGCGAGGGAGACGTTCTGGAACCAGTCCTTCTGCGGCGACAGGACGGCCATCACGCCGGCAACCTGCCGCTCCTCGAGGTCGTACTTCTTGGCCCAGTGTTCGGTTATTGCCCTGGCCCCGTCGTACCAGAGGTGGCTCCTCGAACGGACCTCCTCGGGAACCTGGTCATACAGCCAGAGTAGGTTCGCTTTCACATGGTCGACGAAGGCGCGGATCTTCTGGTCGGTCGAGGCGCCGGGCATCGGGCGGAAGTTGGGGTAGCGCTCGATGATGGAAGCGGCCTTGTCCATGGCTTCCTGGTCGAGGCCCATGGTCTCGGCGTCGACGATGGGGTTGTCCTTGACCGCGTCGAAGACCGGCTTCTTGCCGGTCGGGGACATGGTTCCCAGCTCGTCAGGGTGATCTTTCTCCGAGGCTACCTTGAAGAGGCCGTCGGCCTTGTCGGCCTTGCGTTCCGCTGCGGCTTCCGCTGCGGCCTCGGCGCGGCGGCGCTTGCCGGAGCGGAAGCCGGACTCCCGGACCTCTGCGTGACCTCCGCGCAAGTTGCGCGCAAGCTGCGCGGATCCTCCGCGCGGGGCTGGAGCGGAGTCAGCCTCTGTCGCCTCTGGCACCGCGGTCTCGGTCTTCGAGAAGAGGGAGTCGAACGCGGCGACGGCTTCCGGGGTCAGCTTCTTGCCCTGGATCCAGCCTTCGATGACGCTCTTGATGTACTCGGCCAGGCGCTCGAACGCGCCCTGGAGCTCGGGCGTCGGGGCCTTGCCGGTCTCAAAGTACTTCTCCATGTCGGTGGCCATGCGCTCGTGTTCGGTGGCGGTCCATGACGCCATGTCCTTTCCGGCGTAGGTCTCGAACAGCGTGCGCTCGTCGGGCGTAAGGGTGTGGATAAGTCCATGTCCCACGATCTCGTGGATGGCCCCGGAGGTATTCCCCTGCTTTACGAAGTGGAAAAGCACGCGGGCGTTGGCGGCTTCTTCGACGATGGACGTGCCCGGAACTTCCTGGCCGTCAACCCAGACGGAGGTCTGGCCGTAGATGCCCTTGCCCTGGTCGCCCATCTTGGCAGCCCGCTCGGAGCCGCGGCCTGACAGCTCGCCTGAGACCATGTCGGGATGGAAGTACCGCTCCATGAAGGCGTCGGTGTCCATGCCCAGCTTGGCGGCCCTGGCGTCGAGGACGACGGCGAGGGACTCGGCTGACTCTGCCTCGAGCCCGGCGACCGCCTGGAGCTTATCGACGAAGGCGGTTCTCCTTGAGGTGGCGGCCTGGGTTTCGAGGCCGGACTCGTAGGCGGACGAGAAGAACTCGGGGTTCTCGGCCTCGAGCTCCTTCTTGATGAGCTTTCCGGTCTTGTCGGTGGGGTTCCAGGATATTTCGGCCGACGGGAAGGTTTCGCGGAGGTGCCGTACGACGTCGTAGGTCTGAGCCGCGGCTTCGGCCTTGTCGGTCCGCTTCAGCTTCGCGTCGACGGAGACCTCTTCTATGGATATAGCGCCGGACTCCGGGTCGGTCGCGTAGTCGAGGGCCACGGTCGCGGCCTTGCTCTTGGGGTCGGACCCACCGCGGATCTGGCTCCGCGCGAGGCCGTCCTCCGACTCCTCTGTCGAGGCGTAGTCGCGGTAGGTGATCGGTGCCTTGGGCTGAGGGATCTCGCTTGAGCCCTTGGCGGGAGCTGCATCCGCTTCCTTGTCGACCCTCTCCTTGGCAGCCATGGCGGCGTCCTGGAGTTTTTTTACGGCCTGCTCGGCCTTGTAGCGCTGCACGTCGGCGGGGATATCGAATAACGCCTCGGAGACGGCGGTCATGGGGGCGTTGGTGATGAAGCCTTGATAGAAGGAGTCAGCCAGGCCGCGCTCGATGCTCTTCCAGGTGTGCGAGTCGATGTCGGTGCCGGCCTGGTCGTTGGAGGCCTCGCGGACGATCTCGAATGCCAGCTCGCTGGCGGTCTGCTGCCAGAACTCCTCGGAGCCCTGCTGGAAGCCGCCGACGACCTGGCGCTTGAGGAACTGGACGAAGGGCTGCCTGACAGCGCCCTCGAGGCCTGCCCGCCCTATGATCTTGTTGGCGGCCTTGGCGATGAGGCCCGTCTCGCGGCCGCCTGGCATGAGCTGGCCGACGGAGAAGGACTCGATGGCGTCCTGGACGTAGCCGGACCACTTGGAGGCGCCCTTGGCCAGCTCAGGGTCGACGCCAGCCATGATCATGTCGCGGTACTCCAGGCCTCCCGCGGCGCCCTTCATGACGGCCTGGTTGGTGACGAATGACGCGACCTGGCCGAGGGCCGCGATGAGGAGCGTGGCTTCCGGCACTGCGAGGGCGGCCAGGGCCGTCACACCCTTGCTGGCGAGCGCGCCGGGTGCTGCGTTGAGCGAATACGCTGCGGAGCTGGCGACGCCCTTCAGGGCCTGGGTCGGCAGGATCCGTTTGAACTTGTCGGCCGGGGGCATGGACTCCTCGATGCCGGCAATCCTGGCTGCCAGTTCGTCGGTCATGCCTTCGTCGCGGGCCTGGGCCCAGAGCTTGCCGAGCTCGAAGGAGGACCACCCGGCCTCCCAGCAGCCTTTGATGGACTCCCATGCGGTTACCGGGGAAGCAGCCTCTCCCCACCACGCGCGGGAGGTCACGTCGGCGTTGTCAAACGCCTCCTGGAAGCCGATGCCCAGGGCCTCGGAATAGAACCTGGCAGCGTTGACCTTGGCAAGCGCGGCCTCAGGGTCGTCGGCCGTTTCGATGTACTCGCGGAACGAGTCGCGCATGCCCTGGAGCTCGTAGTCGAAGTTGTGGATGAAGTAGTGCTCGAGGTCGTCGTACGGGCGCATGCCCGCATCTGCGCGGAGCCTGTCCCTGGCAGTTGTCGGGATGGGTTCTCCCTCGGCCGGCCGCAGGAGCCCGGTGGGCTCCTGCTCTACCTCTTTGAATGCGAAGTCGGACATGCGCTCTCCTTATTCCTGGGTGCCGGTGGGCTTGGTGCTTCGAGGTGTTTTTGTTGCAGGCGGGGTCTTGGCCAGGCTCTGGATGAAGGCCGCGGCCTCGCGTGAATACTGCCCGCGGGAAGCCATGCTGAGGGCCACCGCCAGGGTCTTGCCGTCGGGGTTGCGGAGCGATTCGAGCTTGGAAAGCGCGAACAGCGCTGCCTGTACCGCTGGGTCAGCTCCGCCCATGCGGCTGACGATCTCGGGGTCGAGGGCCCCGATGGATTGGATGGCAGAGGCGAACATGGCGTCCCTGGCTGGCTGCACGGAGGTGGATCCGACAGACGCGAGGGCCTTGGCGGCCTGCGCTGTCGCGTCGTCTGCCTTCGCGATCGCCTCTCGCACGGGGATGGCTGCCCGCTCCTTTTGGTCCGTCATGAGGCGCTGACCGAAGATCTTCTTGCCGTCCCTGGTGACAGCGTCGAAGAGGATGGTCTGGCCGTCGCGGTCGAGGTAGACGCTCGCCCTGGCGTTGCCGTCGCTCGAGGTGAAGAGCAGTTGCCCGCGGTCGTCGTCGACGGTCCAGCCGGTCTTGCTGACGGCCGACAGCTCCGGCACGACGGACAGCGCGTCCCGGAGCTGGACGATCCAGGCCTCGTGCTTGGCGATGGTCTCGGCGCTTGCCTTGCCGCCCATGGTCTGGGTGTACCTGGCCCAGTCTTCGTTGCCGCCTGTAAAGGCGCCATAGAGGCCGCTCGTCGCGTTGGCGACGTAGTCCTTCATGGCTTTCTCGGCCTCGGGCTTGATGAGGCTGTCGGTAATCTGGGTGACCTCGTCCCCGGTGAGGCGTTTCTCACCATTGCCGCGCTTGATGGCTATGACCAGCGCCGCGATGGCCGCGTCGCGCCTGGCGGTGTCCTTCTTGAAGGTCTGTCCGATGCGCCCCATGGCGGCCTGGATGGCTGAGTTGTCGTCGCTTTCCTTGCCCATCCAGTCCTCGACACCCTTGAGTACGGTGAGGACCGACTCGGAGTAGCCGTTCCGGCCGAAGAACTGCTTCGCAAGCTCGGCCTTGATGCCCTCATACGGGGTATTATCGACGAAGAGCCTGAGCGCTTCGTCGTACATATCCCGGCGCACGGCGGTCGCAGGCCTCGAGTCTCCGGCGTCCTTGAGCTGCGCGGTCTCGAGCTCGTGGATCCTGGACTCGACCTCGTCGAGCATGGCCATGGCTGCCTCGCCGTACCTGGCCTTGGCGTTCCAGACGAAAGCCTTCGTGTCCTGGCTCAGGCCCGAGGGGTTCTCTCCCTTGAGGAGGGCGCGGAGCTCGTACAGGCCAGGCTGGAGCACCTTCTTGCCGTCGGGGCCGACAACCTCGAACGAGTTGAGCTTGTCGGAAGCGGGAAGGAAGAGCTTCGACTTGAAGCCGTCCTGGAACTGCTGGATGCCGTCTGCCCTCGCGGCCTCGCTGATCTGGTGGTCCTGGAGCTCGGCCTTCATGGCGTCGTTGTAGGCGGCTTCCTTCATCTCCGGGGTGAGCTGGACGACGGTGCCTCCGACCGTTACCGAAGGCGGCTGGAACTTGAGCGCAGACCGTATAGCCTCTCCGACGGAGTCGAGCCCAAGCCCGCGGTCCTTGGCGCCTTTGGCCCCGAGCCTGGCCGCGTCTGCCAGGACGTCGGCTGCCACGGCAAAGCTGATGTTGCGGGAATACTCTGCGAACTGGTCCGGCGGGAGGAGCGCCTGCATCCTTGAGAGGTCTTCGCTGATCATGGTCGACTTCTGCTGGACCGTATAGGTATCGTTCGACAGCTTCTCATCGATGCTGCCGCGCAGCAGGGTGACGGAGTTTTTCCGCTTCCAGTCGACGGCGGACTCGACGTAGAACTGCCGGTAGCTTTCCTTCTTGGACTGGTAGTAGTCCATGAGCGCAATCTTGGCATACCTGTTGTCGATGTCGGCTATCCATGCGTCCGGTTCTGCTCCTTCAGCAAAGAGAGACTCGTTCTTGCTGTTGACGACGCCCTGGTTCCAATAGGCGGCCCAGTCGTCGACGTTGAGGTAAAGACCGTCTGGCCCGACGTTCGACCGGATGCGGGCGTCTGCGTCGGCGAGCTGCCGGTCGATCTCGTGCTTCTTCGACTGGAATACGAGGTCGCCCTCCTCGCGCTCGATGCTGTCGACGAAGCTGCCCATGTTCGATGCGAACGACCCGGCCGCCTGGAGCGTCTCGAGTATCTTGTCGCCGAGTCCGGCCATCTATGTCCTCCCCATGAAGTAGTCTCCGTTGAGTGCGCTGTTCGGCCTTATCTTTGCAGCGGCACTGGTGGTCGGGCTGAAGGCGCCCAGGTTCGAGAAACCGTTTGCGATGTTGAGCCCCGAGTTGGCGCCCGAAAGCCCGCCGGACAGTATGGACATGGTCTTGTAGCCCTTGCTACCAGCGAGCTGCTCCCGCCGGTCGAGCACGGCCTTCTGGGCCTGCCACACGTTGTAGGCGTCTCCGCCGTCGGCGTAGCTCAAAGCAACGCGACTCGCGGAGACGACGGCGTTGTCTCGGTTGGCCTTGAGGCTTTCCCACTGGGACGCCAGCCCGGACTCGGTCGCGTTGGCGCCGTCTGTAGCCTGGCGGTTCAGGGAGTCCCTCGCGTAGTCGAGGTCGGACGCGGCCTGCTCGGTCCCCTTCTCCCTGGCGACGAGGCTCGAGCCCGAGTTGCGCACCCCTGACATGCCGGCGGCCGCCGCGGCGTCACTGCGGGCGCTGGCTACCTGGGCGGCGCCCTTGGCGAGCTCCTGGTTGGCCTGCCCGCTTTCCTGGGCCATGCCGTTCCAGGCATTGGCGGCCTGGCTTGCGAGCTGGTCCTGGCCATCCTGGTACGACTGGTATATCTGGCGTATGGAATCAGCAGACTGTGTTTGTGCAGCGTTTTTCTGTTCGGTGTATTGTGCCGTTGCGACTGACTGGGCGTCCAGCGCCTGCTGGTGATCCTCTTTGGCCTGCATTCCGCCTGCGACCGCGCCGATGGCGCCTCCGGCCAGTACGAGCCCTGCCCCAACGATGACTGCCGTGCTAACTGCCATTGTTCCACCTCATGATGTACACACCTTCTCCAGATTCCCCGAACTCAGCCAGGAAGGCTTCGTCGCGGAAGCCCATGTACTTGCTGAACGCACGGCTGGTTTTTTCGGTCTCAAAGACCATCGAATACAGCCGCCGGAGCCCGAGCTCGCGCACTGCAGCCGCGATGGTCCTCTTTATGGCCGCGGGCGCTCCCAGGTAGTTGCGGGCGGCCGGCGTCGGGATGCTCCACGCCTCGCCGGTCCTGTGGTTTACCAGGCTGACTCCGAAGATGAAAACAAGTTCGCCGGCCTCGCCAACAAGCGCGTAGGCCCGTCCTGCTCCGAGGAGCGTGCTGCTGGCATACGCCGGCAACTGCGGGCTGGCCAGCTCCAGGTCGGCCGCGGTGGCTTCCCGTATGGATAAGAATTTCACAGGCTGTCTACCTCCGCCATGATGCCGATGGCCGTGAAGGGCCGGACAGACGCACGAAGCTCGATGGTGGCCTGGCTGGACCATCCGGTCGGGACGACGACATTGACGTCGCCGGTATACGGGGTCGGGCCCGGGCAGGCCACGGGCTCGACGCCCTGGGGGCCCGCCGAGAAGTCGAACGAGTCAATGACGCGCACGACGGCTCCGACGGCCCTGGCAAGCTGGCCATGGGCCTCGGGGGCCGCGGCGATGGGCATGGTCTTGAGCACGCCCTCGTAGGCGAACCCGACCTGGACCGCGTGTCCCCTGGCGGCCAGCGGCACCTGCACGGCTCCGGCGGTCACAGCGACGCCTGTATGGATGACGTTTGAGGTCACGTCATAGAGGGTCGTCGTGGCTCCCAGGTGCGAGCAGCCGGCTATGGTGACTCCGGCCGATGGTACCTGGAAGCCTGCGTCCAGGTGGTAGCCGGAGAACGGCTGCGCGAGCTTTTCGATGGAGTAGACGCCAGCGCGGAGGATGCCGAGGTAGACCTCGTCGTACTGGCCGGATGCCGACGGGATGACGGCGATGGAGACGACCTGGCCTCCGGCCGGAAGGACGTATCGGCTCCAGGCCATGGTGCCAGCGCTCTTGTCGTAGAGGAGCGCTGCCAGGACGCCGTCGGCGCGGACGACGTATATGGTGGGGCTCGGGGACATGGCGACGGCCATGTCGGTTGCGCCCTGGCCCAGGATGTGGTCGGACAGGAATGTCAGATCCGGGCTCGAGTAGGCTCCCGAGTCATTGGAGAACTGGTACTCGCGGAGCTTGGTACCGGCCGCGTCGAAAAAGATCATGGCGTCGGTGGCCAGTGTCGGCGGAACGGCGCTCGAGCCTCCGAACCGGCTCATCTGGATGGCCTGCGGGGTCAGGGCGGTGACGTCCGGGGGGATGACCCACTCCGAGCTATTGGTCGACACGACGAGCGTCCTCGAGGAGACGAGCCCGACGATGTTGTCACATCCGTCGCTTGCAAGCTCCATCTCGATGGCGCTGCCCGAGCCTACGACGTCGCGGCGGATGGTGACTTCCTCGTACTCGGACTGGTCGGGGTTCGACCACCGGGTGAAGGTCCACATCTTGTTCGCCACGGCGTCGGCCGGCTCCAGTGCGGATACCAGGGCGATATTGGTGCCGTCCCAGGAGCTGACCTGGTAGACGGTAGAGCCCCCGGAACGCCTGGCGTAGAAGGTCTCGCCGGCCTTCAGCTTCGCACTCGGGGAGACGGCCGGCGTGAGGGTACTGCCCGAGGCGGCATTGACTTTGCCGTACCAGACCATGGGATCCTTGACCTGCTGGTTCTTGAAGGCCACGACCTCGAAGCAGAAGAAGTTTCCATAGTCGAACGGCTGGCTGGCCCAGAGCTTGCCGCCGAGGGCGAACCACAAGCGCCCCTGGTAGAAGCCGACGCTCGACGGGTACTGGCCGGCGGCTGCAAAGGGGACGTGCTGGAGCCAGCGCCAGCGGACTTCGCCGTCGACGACGGGGCTGTCCTCGGTGGCAGTCGTGACCCACGAGCCGTCGGCAGGGGCCGAGGAGGCCGATGTGCCAGGGACCGTGGCGTACCAGTACCTGTCGAGGTGGCGCATGATGGCGCCCTCGGCATAGGCGGTGCTGTTGGCTCGCGATCCAACCGACTGTCCAAACTTGAGTCCGGGACCGTTGAACGGCAGCGCAGGGATGGCTCCGCCTTCGTCCATAAAGACGCCAGCGGAGGCCCGGCTGATCATGCGCGGGGACGAGTCCGGGTGCACGATGACGAAGCGGTCCTCGAACTGGACCGCCCGGATGAGGCTCATCCGCAGGGCAGTCCAGGGAGTCGTAAAGGTGGCCACGGACACGCCATTGCGGATGATCTTCAGGGCCAGGTTCGTGAACACGAGGAGGTAGGCCTCGTCGCGGGCATAGACCCAGCGCATGATGCGCATCTGGCCAGCGGCCGGTTCGACGTAGAGCGTTCCGGGGCGCAGCGTGGCTCCTCCCTGGGCGAAGGCGAGCATGTTCTCGAGGCACGCCACGCCCTTGCGGTATACGGGAGAATCGAAGCGCGCCGCCAGTTTACGGGACAGCTCGCCTGCGGTCAGGTCGGTCTGGGGTACGAGGCGGCGCGGCATGCTAGGAAGTCTCCGTCCACTTGGCAGGCATCGGGGGGAGGCTCGCTCCGCCCCGTGCGTCGGCTGCTCTGGCCTCGCGGAAGGCCCGTTCGGCGTCCTGGTCGAGCTTGACCATGTACTTCTCGCCGCCGAGGTGGGCTGCGAGGATGATTGAAAGCCTGAGCGCTGCGACGTCGACCAGGTGCGAAGGAAGGTCGACCGTGGCCAGGGCTTTGGTGTACACGGCAATGGGCCCGAGGTCGTTGCCGTCGTTGGTGTACAGGACCGAGCCCTCGGTCATGTAGTCCTGGCCGGACGCCAGGCGGTGGACCTGGAGGCAGTCGGCCGGCAGGTCGTATGCGTACTGGTATTCGTCGTCCTCGACGAGGTCCGGCGTAGCCACGGCGACAAGCCGCGCCCTGGCCCTGGCAGCCCTCCAGGCATACGAAAGGAGTACAAGCTCCCTGGCGTGCCCGATGTACGCCTTGGCGAGCCTGGCAGCCTTCGTCGGGTCATCGATAGAGAGGATGCTGTCCACGCCGAGGCGTGTCAGCGCCAGGTTGGCGAGCGCGGTGTCGTCCATGGTTTACGCCAGCTCCCAGTCGTCGGCCAGGAGGTCGGCCTGGGACGCCAGCCATCCGGGCTGCCACTGCCCGGCCGCAGTCCACATGGCCAGGTACGGCTGCGCGTCGAGCGGCGTGTCCTTGCCGATGATCGCCGCGGTGCGGTCGTTGACCTTGGCGTTCGCGCTCTGGTCGCTCCAGGCGGGCAGCTTGAAGCCCGGCATGAGGACGATATACATGCCCTTGCCGTTCCAGCCCGCGCGGCGCAGCTTGCGGCCCCCGAGGAGGTAGCTCAAGGCCGCGCCGAAGCTGAAGCCCGTGGACCCGTCGGGCGGGGCCAGGTCGTCGTCGGCGTCGATGGCGTCGTAGGTCGCCTTGAAGATGTCGGGCTTGCACGGATAGAACTCGCCCTTGACGCCCCTGATGACGTAATCGCCCGTCTCGATCCTCATGATCCCTTCGAGCGTCTTGATGGCGTAGTATCCGCTGCGATTGACCGTATCGACAAAGATAAGACTGTCCCCGACAAAGTCGCGTACGGCATTTACGCTCTCCGGCGTGCCTTCGTACTGCACAGCCTCGATGACGACGGGCTTCTTCCTGTACTGCATTACTGCCTCCTTATCCCTGGACCTGGTTGAGCTTGCTGTACATCTGCTGGTACAGACCGAAGAGGTCGACGATGTCGCCGCGGTCCTCGACGGCGATGATCTGCTTGGCGATCGCGATGTTGAGGGTGAAGATCTGCAGGAGCTGCTGCGGGAGCTGCACGTCGCCGGTGATGGGGTACGCGATCTTGTATCCCAGGTTGGCGACGACGGTCTCGAGGAGGATGGGATCCCAGGTGTCTGCAACCGGCCGGCCGATGAAACGCAGCCTGGCCGGGCTTGCCACGCTCGAGAACAGGGCACGCTTCTCGAGCCGGTACGGTATGAGCGTATCGCCGTTGATCTCCAGCGTGCGCACAAGCCCGGAAGTGAACTGCGCCGTCAGGTCGAACCGGCGCTGGTACCCGGTCGTGGTGTCGGCGACGCCGGTGATCTCGGCGCGCTCGATGGCACTGTTCCAGGGCAGGATGCGGAGGACTTCGCGCACGGTGGCCTCGTAGAATGAGGTGACTATCCTGGCCGCCTTCTTGACGGGAGCATTGGCCTCCTCGACGCTGGCAACCGGCTCCTCGCCGATGCGCATGAGAGCCAGGTTCATCACAAAGACGTCAGCCTGTACAAAGGCCATAGCGGTCCTCCTTGAAAAGAGGCGGGAGCCCGAAGGCCCCCGCCGTGGTTACTGCGCCGCCTTCTTGGACTGGAAGTCCAGGACCGTGGGCAGCGGGCCCTTGCCGTTGCCGTACGCCTTGAACTTGTCTACGACCGCGGAGAAGGCCTTGGGCAGGTCTCCCTCGGGCCGCAGGTAGTCGAAGGCGACGCGCTCGGCGACCTCCAGGAGTACCCTGGGTTCAGCCGACTCGTCAAAGCGGATCTCCCCGCCCCTGTCGACGTCGTAATGCAGGACTCCGTCGACCTGGCAAGGCCGCATGAGTGAAAAGATCATCTGTCCTCCTTGTTACTGCGTGAAGGTCTTCAGGCCTTCGCCGGAAGCGTTGGAGACCATGCCGTTGATGCGGACATCGACGGCAGCGTAGGCCTCGACCTTGCCGGTCGTGTTGGCCGTGCCGACCCTCGTGTACTTGAGCCCTAGGTACCGCTTGAGGTTCTGCGGCGCGACGGCGATGCTGAACGTCTTGCCCAGGGCCAGGTTGGCCAGCAGGATGGCGCCGGAGGAACCGACGACCACGGGGTTCGTGGTCAGCGCCGCGTTGTCCGCGGTGACGACATCGATCTGCATCGACGTCAGGGTGTTGAACGCCTCGACAACCTTGCCGATGACGTTGAGCACCTTGTCGACGTTGCCGCCGACCGAGCGGAGGTCGACGACGTTCTCGGAGATGTTGGTGTCGAGCCGGACCGTGGTACCGGGCTCGAACTTGGAAAACTCATCGATATACATGCTTGCTCCTTTGCAAAGGATGGAAGGCTCCCGGGCCCAAGATGAGCCCGGGAGATCGGGGTTACGACACCACGCTTTCGGCGTTGATGATCTGGTCAACGCGGCGGATCGGGATGCCCATGAACTTGGTCGTCTCGTGGCCGTCCTCGAAGGTCTGGCGGGTGACGAGCTTGTCCGAGTTGAGGAGCTTGACCTCGAGGTAGGTCTTCACGAGGTCGTTCATGTACCAGGCCGCCTTGCCCGCCCGGAGGTTCGGGACGAGGTTCTTGGCCAGGAGCATGAGCTTCGTGAGGTTGGCCGAGGTGTCGGAGGTCTCTCCGGCGGTGGCCAGGGCCACGGTGTCGATGTTCGAGATGCGGACGACGTAGCGCCAGTCGCGTACGGTCAGGCCGAGATCCCACTTGTAGTGGGAGCGGTAGCCTTCGTACAGGCCGCCGGCGCCGTCATCGAGGGTGATCTGGCCCTTGTCCTCCATCTTGATGCCGTGCTTGGAGCCCTTGGGGTAGAAACCATGGACGGTCGACTTGCCCCATACGACGAGGTAGACCGAGGTCAGGTTCGTCGAGCCGCCGGCCTTGAGCACGTTCTTGGCGGACTGGGCGACGGCAATGCGGCTGTCGTCGTAGCGCTTGGACAGGCCGAGGAAGCGCTCGGGGTTGACCGCGGTGTCACCGTAGAAGGTGGTGAAGGCCATCTCCTGGGACATGCGCTCGAGGAAGGCGGTCTCCTCGGAGAGGCGCCACTCCTTGTCGTTGCCGTTGAGGTCGGCAAGATCCTTGTCGACCTGGGCGTAGGCCTCGAGCATGCCCGCGGTGTCGGTCACCTGGGCCGTGCTGGACTTCGACGGCTTGACGCCGTAGTTCAGCTTGCGCCAGGTCACGTCGGGCATGCCGGTGCGGACCGTGGTCTTGTGGCCGGTCGGGAGGTTGCCCTCGATGACGACCATGTCTTCGAGGATCTCGTTGGTCTGCGCGAGCAGCTCCACTACGGAGCGCTCGATCTTGCCGTCGGCGTCCTCGCGCTTGAGGAAGTCGATATAGGTGGGCTGGTTGATAGCCAGGGTGGGCATGGTGTTCTCCTAGTTAGGACATGCTCCGCCCGAACAGCACGCTGGCCACCGATTCGGCGCCAGAGGAGGCCGGCGCACCGTCGACAATGTCGTCGTCGGCCGTCAGCTTTGCGAGCTGCATCATGAGGCGGATCCCGCTGGGCGAGTCTCCGAACCCCGTGCGATCGAGGTCTGCCTTCAGACCAGGGATGAGCGCGTCATACTTGGAAACGAACCGCACGGCATGGTCGAGCTCGGAGTCGAACCCGGATCCCAGCTCCCGTCGGAGCGAGGTCACGAGCGATTCCTTGGCACGCCGGGCATCGGCCGCGGCTATGGCTTTCGCCTCTTCCGCCTGCTTCATGCCCGCTGCGAGCTTCTCGTTCTGCCACCGGGCGAGGCCCTGGGCCTGCTCAGGCGTGAGGTTCATCTTGTGCGCCATCGCCTTGTAGTCGTTCAGGGAGGCGTCGTCGTACGAGTACCCGGGCGGGAGCTCGGGAAGATCGTCGAAGACATACTTGTCGGGGGACTCAGGGACGCCGATGGCCTTGCGGTAGGCCGCCAGCTCCTCCTCGGACGCGTCGGTTCCAGGTACGCGGACCTCGCTTCCCAGACGCTTCTCCAGCTCCAGGTGCGCCTTGGCCATCTCGTCGAAGCTCTTGAACTTCGACGCGAGGGTCTGGAACGCCTGGTCTCCTTTGAGGTCTTTGGTTGCGGCGGCGGCGAACCCCGGCAGCTCCACAGGTCGCGGCTTGGCGCTCCCCTGGTCTGCCTGGGCGGCATTGTCCACAGGTGCCGGAGCGTCTCCCTGCTCCGGGCTTGCAGCTTTCTCGATCCCGGCGGTGAGGAGGGAGCTGCCGCCCCCCTTTTCCATCTCCGTGGTAGCGGGAGCCGGGTTGTCCTGCGCGGCAGGGCCCTGGCCCTCGAGTATGTCAGACATCAGTCTTCCTCCGTCTTGGTGTTCAGGATCTGGTTGGCCAGGGCCTCCGTATTGCGGATGCCCAGGCGATAGATGAGGATCGAGGCGTAGTTCTTGAGGGCGGCCTGGTCACTATTCGTGGACGGGTCGAAGAAGCACAGCTCCTCGAGCATGTGCCGGAACACCCTCCTGCCAGCGGGGGAGCGGAAGGTAGTCCGGTAGTCGCGCTCGAGCTCCTTGCGCTTCGACTCCTCGGCTTTGGTCTTGCCAAGGCCCATGCGGAGCACGTCGATCATTTCTGGCCTCCCGCCATGCCGGCGAGGATCTGCTGGAGGGGCGAGCCCTCCTGCGGCACCTGGCCGAGCTTGTCGGCCGAGGCCATGACCTGGGTCGTCTGCTCCTGGGCGGCCTGCTGCTGCATTGCCTGCTGCTGCGCCTGGGCCCTGCTCTGGCGCATGGCCTGGACTTCGGGCTCCTCGCGGACGATGCGCTGCGACAGGTTGAAGGTGTCCGCGGTGTCGCGTGCCAGCTCGTCGAAGTTGATGTTGTCCATGGCCTCGGGGTTGGCCTGGAATATCGGGAAGAGGACGCTCATGGCGTCCTGGAGGCCCGTGGAGCTGAAATACTTGCGCTGGAGCTGAGCCAGGTAGCCGGTATACTCCACGTCGATGGGCATGCCGGACTCGATGAGGGCCCGCGGCGGCTGCGGGATCTTGCCCCACTCGGCGCAGCGGGCGAACATCCACTCGATGACCGGGGACAGCACGTCGGACTCGAACGCGCCGATGGTAGCCCCCAGGACCGCTGCCTGCTCGCCCTTGCGCTCGAGCACCTCGCGGGCGGTCATCTCGCGCTCCATGCGGGACAGCATGAGGAAGAAGTCGACATTGTAGTGCTCGTCGATCGACTGCTCGAGGGCGCGCTCCTGCTCTATCGTGATGGGGTAATTGGCTCCGAGCTGGACAGCCTGGAGATGCTCTTCGGGGCGGGAGTGGAAGTTGACCGCACCGGCTCCGATGCGTATCGAGTCCCGGATGGTCTCCGGGGCGTCGATCATCGGGTCGGCAATCTTCTGCGCGAGCTCCATCTGCGTACGGGAGACTTGCTGTAAACGGAGGATATCCACAAGGCAGTCGTGTCCGGGAGAGGATCCGTACGGGCTGTCGGTGTTTTTGGTCCAGCGGCCGACGAGGTACGGAAACTCGGCGAATCCACCCTCGGTGATGAGCTTCTTGGTGCCCATGTCGACGTAGAAGGAGCCGAACCGCTTCTCGATGGACAGCGGGCTGCCAGGCATCCAGTCCTCGCGGGGCAGCACGGCGTGCAGCACCTGCATGTAGTCGTAGGGCTTGCGCTCGCAGCGCTCGCGGGTCTCCTCGGGGAGATCCTTGCGCCAGCGGGCCAGGGCCGTCGTCTGCATCATGCGGAACTGGCGGAAGACGACGTCGATGCGTTCGCCGTAGGTCGACGCGACCCATATCTCCTTGGGGTGCCTCGTGGCGAACTGGGCGCGCCTCGGGGTCACCGGGTCTTCCTTCATGGATACGGCGCCGGTGCCGATCGAGCCCATGATGGGAAGCAGCTCGGCGATCTGGTCGTAGAAGTTGCTCTTGGTGAGCTCTGCAAGAAGGACGCTCTCGGCCTCTTCCAGCCAGTCGGCTACGCCGGGGTAGCGTGCCAGGGCCGGGTCGGTCGTCACGAGCTTGAACCAGGGCCTGGTGCGTGAGACCATGTAGCCCATGAAGCCGAAGCCCATGAGCTTGTTGGCCTTGACTCCCTTGGAGTTGAAGCCCTTGGCCCTGATGATGCTCGGCGTTTCGATGGACCATGAGCTATACCGCGGATGCGTCAGCTCGGATATCTCCTGCCAGTCTGGCTCGTGGATGGTGCGTATCTCCTTGAGCGCGTCGTGCCTGCGGAGGATCTCTTCTGCCTTGGCCTCGTCGGACTTCGCCACGGCTCTACTTCCCCGCCGTGTACATGGTATCTGCGGCCGACTGCGCGGGCTTCGCCTGCTGTGCCTGCTGCGGCTTGATGAGATCGTAGGCCATGCCGGCCAGGCGCTTTCCATAGTCGGTCTTCGCCAGGGCCTGGACGAGGGAGTCGAGCTGCGCGGGGTCCATGGACTGCAGCGCGGCCCAATAGCTGTCTGGGGTCCAGCCTGACTTGGCGCCAGGGGGGACATAAGATCCGCCGGACTTCTCGTACTGGTTGATGTCCGACAGCATGCGGAAGAGGTCGGTCACGGCCGACTTGTCGACCTTCGGGGTCTTGCCGGGCTTGGGCTGGCTGCCCTGGGTGCTCGTGCCGCCGTAGCTCGCAGGAACGCCTGCCGCCGCCGGACTTGATTCCTTCCAGTTGAAGATGTTGAAGCCAGCCATGCACACCCCCTTGGTGTGCACTATTGTATACCACGAACATGACAAATGTATACACCTGAATAGCATGTATATGACGCTGATAGTATACAAAATGATACTGTAAGTGTGCACAAAAGAATACAATAACTAGAGCAAACGAAGCTGCAAGGGTTTTATGCATCAGGTCCGTGGTAATAATAATCATAAAAATGATTTTAAGTAGTTGACATATCCCATCGCTGGGTTTATTCTCTTTCTTGTAACGAGGGTGCGGTTGACAGCGCACCACCTGCGGGGACGAGAGCGGCCACACGGTCCACCACGCAGCGGAGTGATTCCGAAATCATCAACGGTCGGGAGCTGAAAGCCGCTCCCCTGATGATGGCCAGGCATGGCCGAAACCGCATCAACAAACACAAGGAGATCCCCATGAAGAAGCAGCAGTTCACCGTCAACGTAGCCAACGGCATCGGCACCCGCACATCAGCCAACAAGTACACCCACTGCGTCGTGTTCACCCCGTCCGCAGCTTCCCACGAGATGGAAAAGTCATACCGCCGCGAGGGGATCGCCTACCTCGAAAAAGACATCGCTACCTCTGAGGAAAACGTTGCCTGGTTCAAGGCTACCGGGAACCCGGTAAGGACCACCGAGTACGGCCTGGTCTTCAGCCTGAAGGTAGAGGAAGGGCACCTGGCTCGTTCCAAGAGCGGGCTCGAATACGAGAAAGCCGAGCTCGCCGGGCTCGAGAGCATCGACTATACCCAGGCCAAGGGCCGCGCGATCTCCTGGCACTCATCCGAGGCTCTGGCCCGCAAGGCGCTCGGTAGCCACTCGGGCCCGGACTACTCGGTCGTCGCAGTCAATGAAGGGAGCACCAAATGAGAAAGACAATCCGCCGCGACTGGCTCCAGCGCCAGATAGCCAAGGGCACCGTTTTCATGCGCTGCCGCTACCACTACACCGACGACTACGCCTGGGACGCCGCCACGAACTTCGGCAAGGACGACGAGTGGTGGAAGCCAACCGAGAAGACCTTCGACAACTGGGACTTCCGCACCAGCACCGGGTACTGCTACCGCAACAATGATGGAACAATAACCTTCGCCATCCATTCCAACCTCGCGTACGACGTCAAGATTGTCGCATAGCCGAAACAGGGCCGCTCGCCCTGTCGTCCGGGACTGACCTCCCGGGCCTGACGATGGCAGGTCGCAGAAAATCTCAAGGAGGGCATCTATGGCAAAACTCAACGCTCACAACGAAATCGGACGGATCGAATATGGCTTCGCCGTCAAGGTCTACAACAACGACGGGACGATCCTCGTCAACCGCGGCTCAGGCTACAGGCTGCACGCAAAGCTCAATACGGACGTAGACCCTGTGTTCGCCTTCAACCTGTCGAAGGAGAAGGTCGCCCGGAGCCCGATGGCCGCCTACTACAAGAAGCTCCTCGAACTCGGCGGATCGCTCATCGCCCGCTCCCATCTCCACACCTGCATCACCTACCTGGGCGCCGACCCCGACGGCGTATGGTCCGAGATGGACAGCGACTACTCCACCCGCGGCCTGTACAGCGTCGAGGAAGTCGCCGACGCGTGCCGCCTGTTCATCGAAGGCGGGGACCGCTCGCTCGCGTCCCGCAAGGAGGAGTAATGGACTCCCCGTGCTACATCATCCGCGTCGGCCCTGATGGCCGCCGCTGGATGTCGCGCCCCTACCACGGCAGGGCCAAAGCCAACGAGGCCCTGTTCCGTTTCCGCAGGCAGGATCCCCGCAGCACCTGGTACGTCGCAGGGGGCATAAAATGAACAACCTCCCCCGCATGGTCGTACGCTGCATCACCGAGCCGCCAGGAGGCATCTCCACGGGAGACCCCATCCTGTTCTTCCCCGACGACCCAGCGAACCCGGGCTTCATCAATTCCTACGCCCTCATGGGCGAACACGGCGAGGCCAACCGGGACTTCTACTACCAGTGCACCATCCCCTGGACCGGCCCCTGCATCCTCGCCCAGGCATACCAGGCGAGGCACGGCAGGCACCGGCTGGTACAGCGCATCGCCAGGCACGGCAGGCGCCAGGTAAGCCTGCCCATCAAAGGATAAACACCATGACCTTCAGAGCCGACGGAGAGCCGAACATGTACACCGTCCTGGACGGCAAGACCTGGGTCGCAAGCATCCAGCTCAACGGCGAGTACCCCGTTTGCGTACAAGAAAAGATGATGGCAGCCATCGTGGCTGCCCTGGCCCCAAAAGAAAGCGAGTAAGCCATGGACGATCTATTTTCCCAGATCATAGCCTTCGAGGAAGGCGAGCTCGACGACAACCAGGTCGCGGACTTCTTCCAGCGGCTCGTCGACTCGGGCCTGGCCTGGCAGCTCCAGGGCATGTATGGCCGGCTGGCCGCGGACTTCATCGGCCGCGGCATCTGCAGGAGGGCAGCATGATCGCCGCAGCCCTGGTACAGCACCGCGTCGAAGACGCCACCAGGGAGCTCGTAAAGGAGCTCGAGACCATACAGGCCCAGCATGGCGTCGGCACCTGGAGGACCGGCGATGAGTGGTACAGGTCCGTCCTGGCCGCGCTCTACACCGCAACGGAAGCGTACGAAGACGAAGAGGAGGACGACGATGAGTAAATCCGTATATGCTCCACGGGAGATGGCCGTATCCTACGACATCAACCCCGACATCCTGCGCCGCTACGGCGGCGTCGTGGACATCGACGAATACGATGCGGCCCTCAACGACGCCGACAAGTACAAAGAGTTCATGGCCCGCGCGCATGCAGCGCGAAACGCCCAGGCGCGGGCAGAAAATGCCATCGAGGCGATGAAGAGCACCGACGTGTGCTATATTAAGGATCTCAAGGCCATGCTCAAGACCGAACACCGCGCCGTCCAGGCCAGCCTGTTCCATTCCGCGGCCAGGTTCATCCAGGCCTTCGCCGACATGGACGTGAGCCTGGACTGCGACAGCCGCAACCTGAACGAGGTGAAGCTGGCCAAGCGCATGATGGAGGCTGCTTTATGACAACTGACGCGCTCGACATGCTGCTCTATCATGCCAAGCGCCGCGACCTGTCTCCGGCCCAGCAGGCGGAGCTCGGAGCAGAACTGCAACGCTGCCTGCTGGAGCTGGCCGCCATCCGCGGGGAGCTCGCGGCGGCCAGGCGGGAGCTCGAGTCTCTGCGCCGGCTCATGGCTGCAGGAGGAGCATCTCCGGCAGCCATCCTGGGCGCTATGACGAGCGAGGCCAAGGCGGCCGCCGCCAGGGAAAACGGCCGCAAGGGTGGCCGCCCGCGGAACAACGCGTAAAGACGACAAAGAGGGCCCCTCGTGGCCCCCTTTTCTATTTCAGCCCCAGCCTGAGCGTGTCCGACGTGCCGGCTATGCCGCGCGCCGTGTGGATCCGTTCCCTGGTGTGCACCAGGCGGGGGTTCTTCGCCCACCGCGACATGCAGGCATACCGCGCCTCGTCGTAAACGTGGTCCTCCAGGGACGAGTCGATATCCTCCGGGTGCTTCAGGTCGGCGACCATGAGCGGTATCGTCCGGCGGAACGCGTGGCAGCCCTCGAAGACCAGGATCATGGGCCGGCCGTCCTCGCCGCGCTGCTGCATCAGGTCGTGCATCCTCGCCAGGCCGTTCAGCCGGTCATTGTCAGCCTTCTCCATCCTCCAGCCGGCCGCGACAAACTTGTCGGCGATGCTCGGCGTGTCGTCGACCTTCGACCATATCGCCGGGTCTGCCACCATCTGGTCGACGCCCTCTCCCACCCCCATCTCGAACGCCCGCTGTGCTACCTCGGTCGCCCCCATCTTGATCCCCACATTCGCCTCACTCTGAGCGCATCCATACCACTCCCTGTACCGCACCATCCGGCCGTCTCCGTTGACGGCCCACCACCCGACCGAGAACGGCTTGGCGTATCCCCAGTCCAGCGACGCGAACTTCGTCCACCCTGGCCCGAGCGGCACCGGCCTTATGACGTGCAGCTCGGTGCGGTATTCAGAGAACACCTGGCCTGCGAACACGTCCCAGTCGCCGTCGCGGAGCGCCCGCCTGAGGTGGTCCGGGAGCCCCTCGAGCCGGGCCGCGTATCCAGGGTCGTTCTTCATGAGGATGTGGTTGTCCTCGAGTTTCGACGGGATGAAGACCTGGAGCCGCTTTGTCTTCGGGTTGGTCCATATCTCGTTCGGCCGGTGGCCGTCGATGAACAGCGCCTTGATCCAGCCGTGCCCCGGCCCTCCGGGGTTGGCGGTAGCCCTGGTGACACACGGCACCCCATGGGGAGACCGCAGCCGGCTTGCCATGTAGTCATACGGGAAGCTCGTCGAATACAGCCCGAGCTCGTCCCATCCTATCCAGGTGTACTGGTGGCCCTGGTAGCTATACACATCGGCGTCGCTCTCGATATAGCGGAGCTTGAGCGTTCCGCCTTCCCGGAAGTGCCAGGTCTTCGTACCCTGATGGTACTCGGCCAGCCCGGAGTACAGCTCGAGGGACCGCGTGATGATCTCCTCGAGCTGCGGATACGACCTGCGGAACAGGATCCCGCGGAAGTGCCCCTTGTACCGCTGCGCCCGCGTCAGGGCATCTCCGAGGAGGAAGTCGCTCTTGCCGCCACCCGCAGCCCCGCCGAACAGGAGGTCTTCGGCGGGGCAGGTAAGCGCCGCATGCTGCCGCGGCATCGGCTTCCAATCAAGATATTCCATGTACCAATAATACCACGTTCGTGGTTGCTAGTCCTCCGGGTACATATCGGCGAGCTCGTCGAGGTCGGTACCGGCTTCAATGTGCTCCATCACGATCGGCGTCCCGGGACCCATGTAGGCCCCGCAGATGTTGTAGTCGATGTATTCATCGGCGCCTTCCTCGGTCATGCCGTCGTCGCTGCACAGCTTCTCGACCATGAGCGCCCGGTCATACACCAGCACCATCCCGTCATGGCCAGGGGCAATGCCGACCGCAGCCGCGTCAAAGCCATCTATCCTCATCATGATGCTATCCTCTTCTTCTGGCGCCGCCCTTCGGCGCCGTTGGCCTTGGCCTCTGCTTGCAACTTGTATAACCGCTGTCTGGCCCGATCTGCCTTGCCAGCGGCGTATTCCTTCGCAGCAGCCTGGTCGATATACCAGTTGCGGCCTATCTTCATTGCCGGTACCAGCCCCAGCTCACAGGCGTTATTGAACCCGCTCGCCGACATGCCACCCTTGGCAGCGACCACTGATATCAGCACATACCCTTCCGGCACCTTGGGCGCTTCCCTGGCACGTTTCGCCCTGGCGCGTACAGCCTCGCGCTCCTTGTACTCTTTCGTCTGCTTGCGGGCCCTGGCGCGCTCCAGCGCGAGCCTGGCCGTTTCCCTCTTCTTCACTGTAACGGCGGCTGCCCGGGCCGCGGCAGCCTCTTCCTTTGCCGCCTGAGACCGCCGCTCGCGCTCGGCCCTGTCGGCCGACGCCTGGACCTCCCTGGCCCTCTCGCGCTCTGTGTTCGCAGCCTGCCTGGCAGCGTGCTTCCGCTCCCGGTCCCTGGCCCTCTTCTCCTCGAGCTCCTCGAGCTCTTCCTCGCTGAGGTGCGACTCGCTCGGTCGCGCTGAGTACGAACTGAACATAGTGGAATCGATAATCAAATGGGCCGGGGCGTTTTCAAACCGTCCGGCCGTAGAATAGGCGATCACAATAGACCCTCCTCGATGTTCTTTATGATTCCATGCAGCGACCGCTCCAGACGCAACGCGTGGTTGCGGTATTCGTCGAAGGCGTCAGCAAGCTGACCTTGCTCCACCGGGGTTAATTTCCCGGCTCGGCCGAGGATTGTCAGCCTGTCAAGTTCCGGGGCGGTCATTTCTTGGCCTCCATGATGGCGGCACGTAGTCCATCGCGGTGATAGTCATTCGGGTTATGTGCATTGTCCATATAGGATATTGCCCTATCAGCGCACTCCCGCCTGATGCGCTCGTCGCGGGCGGTTATGAGGGCGGCGGCTTGGTCGCTATTGCATCTGCATACTATGCGGACATTTTTACCATCAGCATCAGACTCGCATCCGTAACTGCGAATTTTGCACAGTAAAGCTGTAACATCCTCGCTTGGCTCCACAGTCAGCGGGTTCCCCGCCAGTTCCCAGAAGTTTTCTTGAACCAGTGTCTGTATCTCCGGGGCGAGCGGCTTGCTTTCCACGGCCAGCGAGTCGAGGGCGACGAGGGCAATTTCAGCATCTTTCAGGTCAGGATATGCGTCATAGGGGTTGCGCGTCGGAACCTCAAGCGCAGATAGCGCTTTTTGTAT